ACCATACATTCCGTTACCGCCACCACTAAAGCCCGTGCCGCCGCTTCCGTAACTACTTACGTTGGTGTAGCCAGTAAACGGATTGTAGAATGCATTACCTGAACTAGGATAACTGGTTTCGCCTAGAACGCCTGTTCCTCCGCCTGAGCCAGTACCGTAAGTAGAACTATAAGAGGATCCGCCATAAGCGCCGCGAACTGTAGGGTAATTCCAAGTCTCATTAACATCACCGCCTCTTCCAGAATATCCCCCGGCGCCGCCGCCACCTGACCAGGAACTGTTAGCCTGTCCACCTGGTCCGCCTCCGTCACCTACATAACCACCGCCGGTATTACCTCGAACATTAGGGCCGGTAGCATAACTACCAGAGCCAGAATTGTTACCGCCACCGTATCCTGAAACAGTAGCTAAAGAGATAAAGTAAGAGTCACCGCCTTTCAGTTGTGTAGCGCCACTACTACTAGTACTAATTCCCCTTCCGCCAACTACTACAGTGTACGCAGTACCGGGAACAACTGTAATATTGTTTTTCCATCCTAATCCAGCTCCGCCGCCAGCTGGATTAGCCCAGTTGTCTTGGCCGGCTCCGCCGCCACCTATAGCTACTACAGAAACAGAAGTAACTGATGTTGGTGCTGTCCATGAGTAAGTACCAGAAGAGTTATATAAGTTTTGACCTTGAATCAACCCTAAGTAATAAGTCCAAGTAAAGGCCTTAACAGCAACATAAATTCCGTTAGTAGCTGTTACTGTAAAGGTATACGGACCGGCAAATCCTGTAGGACTTGCCGGGGCAGTTCCTGAAAGCACTCCAGCAGAGCTTAGTGACGCCCATGATGGAAGAGTTCCTCCAGTGAGCGTATGTACTACCGTACCGGATGATGCCGTTGCTTGTGTAGCAGTAGATGTAAAAGCTGAAGACGGAGTAACTGCTGAAGGCAAAACAGTTGAACTAAACACTGGATAAGCAGGATCGACAACTGTTGAAATAGTTTCAGTGAGAGTACCAGTACTCTCAGCACCAACTGCATTAATAGTATACGAGTATGACCCGGTTGATACGGATGAACCTATAGTCAGTACACCAGTAGAGGAGTTTATTGATATACCAGAAGGAACTGTGCCAGATAGCGACCAAGTCGCAGGAGTTAGAATCGTGTTTGAAAAAATAGAATAACTATATGTAGCAGCCGTACCCGTTCTTGCAAATGTTGAACTGGCTCCAACAATCTCATTTAAACTAAGAGCGGACCATGCAGGAATAGAACCATTACTAAGCAGGTACTTACCAGTTTCACCTACTGCCGTTGGAATAGCTTGCGGAACTCGGTTATCAACATATGCTTGTTGTGTTGCTATTTCTGCTTGCACGAAACCTGAAACCGCAAACTCAGTGGGAACGGCTAAGTTAGTTGGGGAGGCGCCGCCCATAGTAACATCAGAAGAAAACTCATTAATTGTTTCCCCTAACTGAGCACCGATAGAACCAAGTTGTAACGATGTTAATCCTGATAAATTGAACGCATTTGCGTTTAGTGTTGCTGTACCCGTACCCTGATCAACTGTAAAGTATTCACCTACTCTAAAGTTACCGTCTTGGTCTGTAGATACATAATAAACACGACCCGGGAATATTTCTTCAACCTCTTGACCTTGGGCAGGCGGTTGAAGTGGAGTGTTAGGATAGTTAGTAGTAGCTATACCGCCCGTTCCTATGCTTAAAAAGTCGTGTCCTGTTAATCGGATCTGTGAATACTTATAGCGTATTGTTACTACTGTGCCGTCTGGAGACGCATCTGGTTTTTCTTGAGCTAATGCTATAATCATAATGCTTGAGCTATTAACATAAGTACCGGATACTGACTGAATAACATATGAAAACGCATCGCCTGTTAATTGTATACTTGCTCCCGGTAATGGTTCAGCACTTAGACCGTTCATTACGAGTAATACACCTTTTTGACCAGTAACACCGCTAGCGTTATTAACAATAGTTAGAGTATTCCCTGTTCCGTCAGTAATATCTTCTCCTTGCACAAATACAGGTGATCCACCTGTATATTTTATATAAAGTTTAGCGGCGTTAGCCTGTCTATTAGTGATAATTGCAGTGGCGCCGGATGTTACTCCAGTGGCTGTTAATCCCGCCGTGAACCCTGTAGTGATAGGGTCAGTAGTAACAGTAAGTTGTGTACCATAAAGAGCACCTAACAGAGGTACTTCAGTAGTATCAAACCCGCGAGCAGCGACACCCCAAACACCGTATGAGTTATTACCATTTAGTGCTCGTATAATTCCGCCGCCCGATGTAGCGTATCCAAAATAACAAAAATATGTAAAGCAAGAAACTATTTCAGCTTTACCTTGATTTCTAACATAATATCCTATACCCAAATCATTAATAATAGTAAATGCATGGAAAAGCATTGACTTGTTACCGGATGCATGAGCAGATCCGTCTACATAACCACCAACACCGCCGGGGGATATTGCAGAGCATTCTACAATGTAAGGTGACTTACTAGTAACCGGGGACGCAGGATTAAATCCAACAAACACCCCTTTAATAACAGAAGTAGTAATGTCAGCTGGTGTAGATCCAGCAACCCAGCCGGTCATACCAGTAAATGTCATGCAGTTTAATATAGACGCATTAGACATTTGCCACATCATGGATTGATTGTTTGGTGTAACTCCGTCAGCAGCTAAACCAGCTGCTGGAGTAACAATAACAGTACGTTGATTATCACCTACAATAGCAGTGTTAGGAGGTACAACAATAGGAAGCGCAGCTTCTTGGTATGTACCAGTCTTGACAAAGATTGTAGACATTTGTCCAACAGTAACAGCGGCAACAGCAGCTTGTATACTAGCAAACGGTAATGCTAAACTAGTACCTGGGTTACTATCATTTCCGTCCGGAGAAACATAAAATACATTAGGTGATCCAGTAGCATTGATCCAGTCAATTGTGGCACCATCAGCATTTACTGTTAAAGAATATCCTTCTTCACCTACACCTATGATAGGAAGTACATCATCAGCACCTTGTGCAAAGAACTCCCATTTGCCAGCAACAAATTCAGTATTAAAGTTACCTCCAGAAGTAAAATCTTCTGTAGCAATATAAGATGATCCTACATTGCGAACAATATCATTAGTCAAATATGGAGTAGCAGAAGTCCATTCATTTCTCCAGCGAATACCGCCGTTAAATATTTCCCATTTACCAGCAGCTAAATCAGTTGCAAACACTCCTGAATTATTTTGTATTAAGCATGAGTAAGTATTTCCGCCGTATACAACAATATCATAAGGAAGATATAATGTTGCAGTAGTCCAGGGGCCGCGATTGCGTAAACCTGAAACAAACAAAGACCATTTACCGGCAGCTAAGTCAGTTGCAAACACCCCTGAAGTGTTTTGTATTTCACATGCATAGCTATTAGCACCAAACTGTACTAAATCATTTACATAATAAAGAGTTGCGGTTGCCCATGCACCTCTGTTATCAAACGATTCTATAAATAGAGTCCAATAAGTTGCATTTGTTGGTATATTACCAGTAGTGTTGGCTATAGCAACATAAAGATTTGCACCATATGCTACAATATTGCCCGGGACATAAGCTGTAGCGCCATTATATACGCCTTCAGGAGAAATACCCTCAACAAAAGGATCCCAATATGTTGCGTTTGTTGGTAAGTTATTATTAGTAGTACCTTTAGCAATATATGTTGAGGGACCGTAAGTAACTACGTCATTTGCTTGATAAGTTGTGACACTGCTGTATTCCCCCTCAAATTGAATGCCTTCAACGAATTGAGACCAAACAAGCGGGAACAAATCTGGCTGTTTGTTAAGGTTGTCATCAAGAGCAACATATACAGTAGAACCATATGCAACTGCATCGCCAATGTAATATTGTGTTGCACTGTTCCAAGTACCAAGAAAGTTAATACCTTCTACCATTAAAGCCCAGTAGGCTGGATCAGTAGGCTCGTTGCCGTTAGTTTTTACAACATTTATATAAACATAAACATTACCGCCGTAGCGCACTACGTCATTTAATTCATACTGAGTTACAGAGCTATATGTACCGGCCCAATAAAATCGTAATTTTCCTAAATCAATTAGTTGACTCATATTACACTAACCTCATAAGTAAATGACCGTTAGTACCCCAAAGAAACTCAATAGTATCTTTAGACCAAATCCATTGTTTATAATCATTTTTATCAATTATGTAAGGTACTGGTAATGAAACTGGAAGATCACCGTCCAACACTTCTATATCTAAATTTCCGTCGTCTGGTGTAAGCCTGAAACCGTAAAATACTTTATCGGCTAAGTCAGTACCGGTATAAAATCCGCCCATTATGATACTCCTTGTAAAATTGAAAACATCACATCAATACTAGCCGCTACCTTCGCTGATACTACTAACTTATCACCGGTTAATAACACTAATTTGTTGCCTTGCATTAATGCAGAGGGGTCACCTGCTTCTATACGATTATCTTTGTATATAAAAGTATCAGTTGATGCTCTGCGTGTTTTTATTGTAATAGGTACAGTACTAGATAATAAATTGCTAACACTACATCCTATTACGATTGATTTAGATGGTGCAGTATAAACTTCTACGTCGGTTGTACCTACGTTGTTTGCTATTGCATTAGTGAATGTTGTTGGCATATTTGTTTCTCAAATGTTACTTATATCTATTATTTATTTATCTTTATTTATCTTACATCTCTAATTCGTTAGTGAGTTTTATAAAATTTTATATCACTAATATTGTGTATTTCCTAGTTGTGCTACTAATGCCCTTATTTGTTCTTCCAATTCAGCAACTCGCTGAGATGACCGATTTAATCCTGCTTCATCTAATCCTCCACCACCAAAAACGATTGCAGCCGTAATAGGATCTAAATCAAAAGTAGGTGCTGGGCCAGTTGCCCCTGTTAATCCAGTAGCACCAGTTGGTCCAGTAGCACCAGTTGGTCCGGTAGCGCCGGGTTCAATACTAATTAATATGTTCCAAACGACACCGGTATATTCCCATGTGTTTCCGTTAGGATCTATATATTGTTGCCCTACTGTAGGATTGTCTGGAAAATTTAACGCCATAATAAGAGTCTCTCTTTGTCTTTATATTTATCAACTATATGTAGCATTCAAAGTATACCATTGAGTAGTAGTAGTAGATATAAAATCTAGTCTTGCGCCGGCTGGTTGAGAGTACGCAGCATTAGCTGATTGTGAATTTATTATACCGCCGGATTCTGGATAAACTAATAACGAATTAGCACTCGTATTTAAGATTGTTATTCTCATGCCGGCAATAGCGTTTGGTAATCTAACTCCTTCACTTGAAGCTACAGTTGATACTACATTAAATTGTGTTGTAAGCCCGGTTGCATTTGATTGTACAGTGCCTGCCGCTGAAATTCCTGTTCCCACTGATGCAATAGAATAAGAAGAAGATGTTATATTTGCAACGCTAATATTGCCTGTAACCGTTAATACTGAAGTTGTTTTGTTGAAAGTTAAATTAGCACTACCATTTGCAGTGCTGGCATCATTGAACACTATTTGAGTGTTGCTACCCGCTATCGGTCCAGTAGCACCTGTTGCTCCGGTTGGTCCTACGTCACTAATGTTAATTACACCCTGCATTGCTGAGTGAAATTGACATATATAATATAAAGTGCTAGGTGCATCATAAGGAACTGCAAACGTTATAGTTCCGACAGCAGTGCCGTTATTTGTTACTCCGTTAGAATAAGCATTGCCTGTACCAGTAACTGGTGTAGTTTTTATCCAAAATGGATGACCGCTTGCATTTACCGAAAATACATATGTAAATCCTCGTAACAAATACAGTGCAGGGTTATTTGAACCATCAATTGTAAATGCACTAGCTCCACTATTTGTTACATTATACGTCCTGGATCCGGATAATCCAGTAGCGCCGGTAGCTCCGTCTACTCCATTGAGTCCAGTTGCACCGGTAGCACCTGTAGCCCCGCCGGGGCTACCTGCAGGTCCGCTAGCGCCGGTAGCTCCGTCTACTCCATTGAGTCCAGTTGCACCGGTAGCACCTCCCGGAGTTCCTTGAATGCCGGTAGCACCTATTAATCCGGTAGCACCAGTGGCACCCACACCGGTAGCACCAGTAATACCTGTAGCACCCGAGGCACCTACTTCACCTGTTAAGCCAGTAGCACCAGTAGCGCCTGATCCGGTGGCACCTGTTTCTCCTTGAACACCGGTAGCACCAGTGGCACCTATGCCGGTAGCACCGGTAGCACCAGTGGCACCTACGCCGGTAGCACCCGAGGCACCTACTTCACCTGTTAAGCCAGTAGCACCAGTAGCGCCTGTTCCAGTGGCACCTGTTTCTCCTTGAACACCGGTAGCACCAGTGGCACCTACGCCGGTAGCCCCGGTAGCACCTCCTGGAGTTCCTTGAATGCCGGTAGCACCTATTAATCCGGTAGCACCAGTTGCGCCTGATCCAGTAGCACCAGTTGGGCCTGTAGCACCCGAGGCACCTACTTCACCTGTTAAGCCAGTAGCACCGGTTGCGCCTGATCCAGTGGCACCAGTTGGGCCTGTAGCACCCGAGGCACCTACTTCACCTGTTAAGCCAGTAGCACCAGTTGCGCCTGATCCAGTAGCACCAGTAATACCTGTAGCACCCGAGGCACCAGTAGCACCTGTTATACCAGTAGCACCTGTTATACCAGTAGCGCCTATTGTAGCAGTTAAACTAGCAAATAAAACCCACTGCGTTGAATTACCGTCATCATATCTTATGTAGCTATTACCATCCTCGCTATCCCACCAAAGTAGCCCATTAACCGGAGATCCGGGAGGAGTAGTACTGATCGTAACAATAGCATTTCCACCTCCGGCGGTTGGATCAACCCACGATAAGTTACCTGATCCATTTGTAGATAAAACTTGATTAGCATTACCGCCTAATATATGAAGATTAGAAACATTACCTAAAGATACATTTGATCCAGTAAAGGTAACATTCCCATTGGCAGTAATAGCAGCTGCCGCTACATTAGAATTTATATCTATTACAGCTACGCTATTAGGTCCTACCGAGAAGCCTTGTATAGAATTTAATTTTGTTTCTGCCATTTACTCCATACCTTAGCCATATTTAATACGTACTTCGCAATCACATATTTTAACACATAAGCTATCATTAGATAGTCCTATATTGTGTTGTCCATATCGTTGAATTAGCACTACTAGGTGAAACTTGAAGTGCTACGTTACTACCTACAATGTTGACAGCTAATACACCGGTTAATCCGCCTAAGTTTACAGTAGCAAATGTTGCATAATCAACACTTGTTCCGTTTGAAACTGCTTGAACAGTAGCTACACTATATTTACCTCCGGTAGCATCTACCCCTTTTACTAAGAATTCTATTCCAGTAATTCCTGAAACTGCGTAAGTAGAAATAGTCTGATTGGCTGATATTGATGTTGTTGTTACAGTATCCCATCCTATATCAGTATTACCTAAATCTATTCTAGTAGCGATATTAGCAATGCTAGCAGATAAGTTATTTGTTATAGTAACGTTATTTGCAGTCACACTACCCGTGATGTTTGCATATCCAGTAATATTAGCACCGGTGCTAGTTACTACAAGTGTAGTGTTACCATTAGCGGTTAAATTAACATTACTGTTATTATCAACCGTTACATTACTTGTGCCATTTATCAATACACCGGTAAAGAAGTTCGCAGTTGCTAAGTTACCTAAGTTCGCGTTAGCGACTATAATATTTCCAGTAAAATTAGCTGTATTACCAGATAAAGCTAAGTTAACAGTTAAGTTACTTGTTACAACATTACTTGCAAAGTTTGCAAAGTTTGCAGTTAATAAATTGCCTGCATTTGTGTTTAAAGCAGCTATGTTACCTGTAAAGTTTGCTGTATTACCTGCAAGTTCTAAGTTAACTGTTGCATTACTTGTAATGAGGTTAGCACTTACATTTGCATTTGCTGTGTTCAACCAATTGTTGGATGTAATGTTGTTTGACGTTGTGTTTCCGCCGACAGTCAAGAAGTTACTTACATCTGAATTATTGCTATAGATGTTAGCATTACTGTCAATGTTACCACTGACCTGAACATTACCGCCTACTGTTAAATCAAGAGTAATATTTGCAATGTTACCAATACTCAAGTTATTAGCTGTGACATTACCGTTGCTTTGATTATTCCATGACAAACTGCTAAATGTTGCATCGCCCAAATTTGGTGTAGTCAAGTTTGCACTTGATTTAACAACAATATTGCCGCCAACAATGTCTGTTGTTACTCCGTCAACGTTTGCACTGATAATTGTACCAGTAATAGCAATACCGTTACCCGCAGTGAAACTACCTGCTGCGCTAAACTGACTGAATAATATATTTGTGTAACCAAATAGTATCTCACTAACCGGTGTAGTTAGTACATAAGAACTACCGGCATAACTAGTACCTTGTTGAACAAAGAAGTAGTCTCCATAACCTAGTGCCGATGTGTCTACTGGGCTATATGTATCTTCGGCTGTTGCTCTTGTTAGTACCCACGCTGTTGAACCATCGCCCACAGTTGTTACAGTATAGACGCCGTTTTCAGACTGGTTTGTTTGGCCTTGAACAAGAACTCTATTTGTTGATGCTAGTGCGATGCTATCAATACTGATTGCCGCATTCGCGCCAGCGTTTGTTAATGTTGCACCAACACCAGTGTTTGCTCTTGCAGTTTGTGATAAGCCAGTGCCGTTAGTCAATGTTGTGACTTCAGCACCGAAATATCCTGCTTTCACTGTGATAGTGTCGGGTGCTGGTATGCTGAATACAAAGTATGAATCGTTGTTGATTATACCATTGAAACTGTTATCCCATGCAAGTTCGTCATCTACACTCAAACCGTGAGCAGCACTAAACTGTATTGTTGTGCCGCCGGTAATTGCGATTGTAGTCAATACGCTGCCACCGTTTGCGTAAGTAGCGTTCAGGTTAGTTACGCTTGTTGTACGAACTGCTGTGTGTATTGTTAAACCTTGTGCTGTGCTATCAACATATTCTTTAGTTGCTGCGTCATTTGGATTGACTGGAGCAGCAACTTGTGTGATGTTCTTTAAACTAACATTGATTGTACCAGTGCCCGCAGGTACAAGAATGATATTTTCATTTGTGCCAGATGCAGTGATTGTCAAACTACCGTTTGAAGTGATATTTGATGTCAATACACTACCTAGTTTTGCTTCACCGGTTACATTTGCATTTCCGCCATTCAAGAAACCATTTGCGCTTATGTTACCATTAGCAAGCATGTTGCCTGATGTTGATTGTATATTACCTACAACTAATAATGTATTACCAGAGAATGTTGCAACGTTTGCGACACCGTTTGTACTGATTTCTACGTTTGAGTTGCTGTATACTTTTACGTTACTATTGCCGTTAGCTAAAGCACCCGTAAAGTTTGCGGCAATAACATTACCACTGAAGTTTGCTGTATTACCAGCAAGTTCTAAGTTAACCGTTATATTACTTGTAGTTACATTACTTGCAAAGTTTGCAAAGTTTGCAGTTAATAAATTGCCTGCATTTGTGTTTAAAGCAGCTATGTTACCTGTAAAGTTTGCTGTATTACCTGCAAGTTCTAAGTTAACTGTTGCATTACTTGTAGTTACATTACTTGCAATGTTAGCAAAATTAGCAGTTGCTATGTTGCCTAAATTTGCATTATTAAACTGACTATTACCCAAAACAGTAAACTGTTGTGTAGTATCATTATAAGTTAGATTTGCACTTGCTGCAAAATTATCATTGATATTGAATTGAATTTCATTGTTGCTGCCTGCAGCTTCTTGCATGTCCCATGGCACGCCGTTTGCATACAATAGATTATCAGTACGTAAATTACCAACGTTGGCTGTGTTTGCAACCGATAACCAACTATCCATTGTAACATTGCCATCAAAGTTTGCAGTATTAGCCTGAAATTCTAAGTTGACAGTAACATTGCCGGTTGAATTTATGTAGCCTGCTACGTTCATACCGGTATCAGTAACAATAACTACGTTAGAAGTTCCCGTAACGCTAATAGAAACATTACCGTTAGCTGCTACTTTTACGTTACTATTTCCATTTTGAATGCTAGTAGCATCAATGCCAGTTAGCTGTGATCCGTTACCTATAAAATAATTTGCAGTTAAATTACCATCAGCGTTACGCACTGCTACTGTATTAGCAGTATTACTTGTAGAAGAATCATAACCATCAAGCAAGTCAGCGTTTAAGTTTGTTACTTTAGTTGTGGATGTAACTGTTATTGGTGCAGTACCTACTGCAACATTTGATGTTAATGTGCTTGCAGTCACTCCGGTAGCGTTTAAGTTTCCTGCTACAGTAAGTAAGTTAGTAGCTGGGTCAAATGTTAGGTTAGCACTAGCACTAAAATTGTTATTATTGTTAAACTGAATTTGATTATTTGAGCCTGCTGCTTCTTGTAAATCCCACGGTACACCATTGGCGTAATAAAGATTATTTGTTAGTACGCCCCAACTAGCGTTAGCATTTGATATAACCAAATTGCCAGTAAGAGTAGCATTAGACGCAGTGATATCACCGTTTGCTAATATTATATTAAGTGCGGGTATTTCGCCTACTGAAAACCCGGCTACTGAATTAAATGGTTTTAATGCCATAGTATTTTCCTATTTTATTCCTTATAATATCACGGTGCTAATATCGTGATTAACATTTTATATACCGTATTGTTTGAAGTATCAGGCGTTACACTTAAATCTAAAGATGGCGGATTTATTACATCTCCTGGATTATATTCAACAATAAAAGTCCCGACTCCTCCGTTAACATATAGTCCGGCATATTCGTTATATTGAACAATGCCTGCATAATAAACAGACGAAATCTTTACTGCTTGTCTTTTTTGTCCTACTGAGTCTGTTCCTATAATTTCAAAATCTACACCAGAAACTTCTGACACCGGAATAGAATACAACACTTGTTTAATCGGTGATGCTGTTACTGCAAAATATACTGATGAAGTACCGAACTTGTAAGCACCTGAACCAACTTGGAAAGTGTTAGCAATCATCAGACCGCCTATTTGCACTGTGTTAGTTGTATCATTGTAAGTAAAGAATGCATTACCCGCAAACTCGTTATTTTTATTATACTGAATATTTGTATTAGCGCCACCGGGAGATGATGTGTTTCCACCGCCGCCTTGGGGCACCCATGATAAAATACCCAATCCGTCTGTTGATAGTACGTATCCGTTTAGTCCCCCGGAAATTCGTATATTAGCTACTGATCCCAAATTAATGTTTGCAGAATTAGAAAAATTCACATTTCCGTTAGCAGTTAAATTTCCTGTTATAGTAGCAGTATTTGATACACGCAAAATACCGACATTAGCATTACCTGAAGTTTGAAACCCGCTTGCACTTACTGTTTGTGATGTTGCTATGTTTCCTGTTACTGATAAATTTACTAATGTTCCAACTGAGGTAATATTAGGCTGTGCTGAAACTGCTACGGTGTTTGCTACATTAGCTTGTACGTTTGTTAGGTAACTACCATCTCCAAAAAATAATCCATTAGCAGTTATATTTCCTGTTGCAATGATATTACCATAATTGGTTGCATTGTTTGCAGTTAAATTTTGTATAGCCAAGTTTCCAGTTAAGTTAACTGCATTTGACACATTGTTAAATGTAAACGCAGTAGTGCCTGAAAAATTTCCATTATTGTTGAACTGAATACTTGTATTGGATCCACCGGGGGCGCCGGCACCAGCTCCGGGAATTTGCCAAGAAACATTTCCGGTACCGTCAGTAGTTAAAACATACCCGGGAATTCCACCACTTATTTGTATATTTGATACTGACCCTAAATTTACATTAGATTGAAAACCTGCATTGCCCGACACAGTTAACTGAGTTAATGTCCCCACTTGTGTTATATTAGATTGCGTTGGCTGTATAACAAAGTTAGCATTGTTAGGTAATATACCTGTTAACTGCGATCCGTCGCCTATAAAGAAGTTAGCAGTAACGGTTTCAGCAGAAACATTAGTTATGTTTGCATTTGCTGATGATACAGTGTCTACAGTAAGAGTATTAGTAACTTTATTATAAGTAAAACCTGAATCACCACCGAAAACACCAGCATCATTAAACTGGACTTGTGAGTTAGCACCACCTGGGTTGCCGTTGCCTCCATTACCACCTTGTGCAGGAGACCAAGTTAATCCACCGCTACCGTCTGTTTGTAAAAAGTATCCGTTTTCTCCGCCAGTAATAGAAACAGTATTAACATTACCCAAAGATAAAATATTACCATTCCAAGTAACATTGGGTATTCCACCAAAAGCTCCGTTATTATTGAACTGTAACTGAGTATTATTTCCGCCGGCATTGGAAGAAAATAAAACACCATTAGCATATCTGTACGTATTAGCATAAACTGTGTTTGCAGTAACGTTTGAAGTAGGGGCATTTACGTTAGTTACTACGTTGCCAGTAGAATCTATAACCTGTTTAGGCGGTATTCCTGTTGAATATCCGCTTATTGAATTAAAAAGTTCTGATGCCATGAAAATATTCCATTATCTGATATAGTATTTATCTAAAACTTTTATTCTGAGTGCTCTAATTAAGCACCCTAAATATCTTTTTTATTGATAAATAAAAGATGTTAACAAAACAAAAACCCCGCCCCAGATGCAAACATTGTAAGCTATCTTTAGCTAAAAAAAATGGCAAAAGTAAGTATGGATTTCAACTATGGCACAAATTTTGTAGTGATTGTGCTAAAGCAATTTATAACGACAAATACAAACATATATTAGATAAAAAACTAATTTGTGAGCATTGCGGATTCGTAGCAAAAGATAAATGTCAACTTGATTTGGTTTACAAAGACGCAGATAAAAATAACAAAGATACAACCAATTTATTAACACTATGCGCTAATTGCAGCAGATTACATAGAAAACAATCAAAATCAGATAAAAAATCTATATTAAATGTTACAGTAGACAGTGATAGCTTTAGGATATAACATATTGTTTACCGAGCATTTCAAAACCCCAAGCTCTTTCTTCACAAGAGTAACAAATACCGCATTGGCCCACTTCAAGTTGAGTACAGGTATGCGTATAGGGTATAATATTTTCACAACCTAACTTATAATAGATATCTAGTATTTGTGGTTTATGTAAGAACAAAAATGGTGAATTATAATGATACCCTTGAGTTTGATATCCATAATCTATTTTCAATGGATAAGTATAAGTTTTTAATTCAGGAGGAGCCATACGATTAATACCCATGAATATAATCATATTGTTGGGATCGTAATCTCTAATTTCTTTTATAGGCGTTGGTCCAATATTTCCAGTTAAGTCTGGAATAGGATCATTTTTTATGTTGTTAATATGTGTTAGCTTAACATTAAAATGCTTTTCTACTTGTTCAATAACTTGTGTTGCATAATAAGTTGGACCATCGCTTTTTTCTATAGTAAAACAAACTACTTCTATTTCATGTAACTTGTCAATACTTTTCAACTCACTTAATATCAAACACAAAAGAGCAGTAGAATCTAATCCACCTGATACGTAAACACCAATTCTTTTTACATGAGCAGATATTGTATTATTAACTATATAAAATGGACCCTTCTTTTTAAAAAGAGTGAAGTCAAGTTCAGTTTGTAAATTTTCAGGACCTAATAATAATTTCATTCTTCGTTATCTTCGTCATCGTCATCATCAGTACCGTCATATATTGCAGTATGATCTAATACTTCGTTAACTAGTTCTTCTGTTTCCCAACCCGCTTCACGCAAGATATGAACACAATACACAAATAGAGTAAACACTGTCATACCATAATCATAGTTAAACAGTTTGCCTTCTTTTTTCAGTAAGTTTTTTAATGCTTTTTCTGCTTCACGATCACACACTTCTAAGTCAAATGCATAAAAAGTGCCATCTTCTAATACTTCAACTACTTGACTGTCTTTAGCTATCATAACGAGTACCTCTTCTCTATTATTTAGCTAGGTTTTTTCTTTACAGTTGTTTCCGTGCCAGCGTGTATAATTACTAGGTCCAGTTTTAATTCCACAATGCTCACAAACTTTCTTAAGGTCGGCTCTTCTATTAGGATTATTGTAAGAAAACTCTTCTCTCATTCTTTCAGCAACTTTATCACCAAATCCTTCCGGTTTAGATTTTCCTTTATTAGCAACTGATCGTTTTAACTTCTCTTCTTCGCTCATAGGACCGTTTGATTTACCTTTATGTGCGGTACTTTTCTTTAACCTAGTCTCTTCAGAATCTTTTCTTCCAGTAACTTTCGCAATTCTCTTTAGCTGACCTTCTGCTTGTTTGACAGGGTCTATCTTTCTATTTCTAGTTCTTTCTCTTTGTCTTTCTAGTTCATCGCCTTCTAGTTTTCTGCCTTTGTTCCAAGCAGGTTTTCCTTTCATTGTTTCAGAATGTATTCTAGCGTGTTCTATTCTATAGTGTTCATATACTCTAGAGGTTATCTTTGTTTCGTAACGCTGCTGACTATCATTTTGTGCTCTCATACCTTGTAGCGCATAGATCATTTTACTTCTAGCTTGTCCTTCAGTCATCTTTACCAAAAGCCAATGACAGATAAAATGTTCTCTAGCGGTTAGATATGTAAGATTATCTTTGTCATCGGTTCCACCCAATGATCGTGGAATAATATGATGTAGTTCTTTATATGTATTCAACTCTCTGTTCAGAGTTGGTGTTATGATTTGATAGTAAAGCTTTGTATATTTTGTGTTGTTGAACATAATTTCACCTTTCAGTGATATTATTTATCATACCTAGATAAAAAGCAATAAGAAAGGGCGCCTAAGCGCCCTTTCTGTTTTTGAATTACATTCAAAAAATCACTGAAAAGTGAGATTTTATTGGAATGTTAAGTTCTGGACCGCAATTTCCCCAACGTAATCCGCCGCATTACCAAACGAGGATGCAGTGTTCGTCAATTCAATATAACCATATCTGGTCATAAAGCTAACTACTGGTTCGAAAGTACTTGGATCAAGTACAACACCGCTGCTCATCAATGGAATGTATGGGCAGTAGAATGCTGCTGCGTCAGTTTCGCTTGAACCTTTATATCCAACCAATACCGGAGTAGTGTCTGGAGCATAAGAGTCAACGAATACGCGCATTGCACCGTTTAAAGTACCAACAAACTTAGTGTTAGTTGGAGCTTCAAAAGTTCCTTCAGTAGTACGTGCGAATGCTGAAGTAGTTGCAGACTGTAGAACAGTCAATGCTGCTGAAGATACAACAGCCCAGTTACCAGCACCACGACGGGTACGCTGTGCAATCAAGTTTGCAACGCGGTTGATCAACACAGCTAAAGCAGCGTGTTCGTCACCAACGTAAGTAGCAGTACCTGATACAGTAGCTTGGTTGTAAGTGAACTCAGTTGAAGCAAGAGTACGCAATGACAATAGAATTTCCTGATCTATTTCAGCGGTGATTTCTTGTGCAAGAGCAGCCATGATCTCTGCTTCTACATCAATACCATGCTGTGACTGTGCGTCCTGAGCAGCTTCAAAAGTCCAACGTGCTTGCAACTTACGTGACTTAGCTTCAACAGCTTGTCTTAAGATTTGCACGGAAATTTGCTTACCGCCGTTACCTTCTAAAGTAGCAGTGTTAGCACCAGTGTACTGATCAGTAGTAGTTGCAGCATTAGTTACACGAGAATAAGCCTGTGCAATTTTGAACGGGCTTAGTGCTTCTTCACCAGCAGTAACAGAAGTTGATGCTGCTGAAGTATCAGTCAATGACTGAGCGTAACGTACACGTAACGTGTGGATCTGACCAACGGGACCAGTCATTGGTTGTACACCAACTAGTTCGTTAGCAATAACAGTTGGCATTACACGACGGATAACCGGTAGAATTACGCGGTTAAGAGTAGCAATGTTGCCTGCAGTTGTTGTACCAGCTGAAGATTCAGCAAGTAGTTGCTTCTTGGTGTTTTCTAAGATAACACCCATTGTTGATTTGCGAGTGCCTTTCAAGCCTTCTAACAGGGCCTCTTTGGTCTCGTCCCAACGGCTTTCTAAGAGTATTTTTGACATGTGATATTTTCTCCTGATCTATGTCTATTAAAGCCCTGCCAAACGCTTGATGTCAATAACATTGTCTTTATCAGACATATCAACTTCTTTATTGTTTTTGGCAGATTTATTACCTGTTACTTCTACTAGACTTTCAGTAATTACAGATTTCCCTGTTCTTGACTGATTACCTGTGTTCAGTACTGCGGGTAAATATTTGTCGAAAGCGACTTTCAATTTTGATGTTTGTACGCTTTCTAGTAAAGATTTCATTACTTGAGCCTTTTCTTCGTTTAAAGTAGATACTAAATCATCTAGTACTTTAGAACGTTGAGTAGATTCTTTGATAATGCGAACTTCACGATCCCTTGTTTCAATTAGTTTTTGTGCTTGTTGAAGTTTTTCAAAAGACTCGGCTAATTTTGTATCCTTTTCAATCAATGAATTCATAAGCTTTTTAGTTTCTACTTTATCGTTAAGATAAGTTACAGAGAACTCGCCAGCAAATGCTTCATAAATTTTTCTACCAAAGTTATTTTCTTTGGCAAGTTTAATGTCTTCTTTAAGTTGTGACATTTCACCTTTGATGTGTGTAGTAACAATCGCGTTAATTTTCTTAGCACTTTCAGCAACAAACTTAGCTTTAAGTTTTTCTAATTGAGCACGACCTTCTGCAACCAACTTAACCTTAGCTTCAACAACTGATTGCTTGTCTTGTGCAAACTCTTTAATTTCTTTAGCAAGAGCATGTACAATAAACTTTTCAATCTTTTGTTGATTTTCCATTTGCACTTTACGATCTGTTCTTAATTCTTTTAACTCTTCAGCCAATTTTTGAACCATAAAGTTATTGAATTTTTGTGCAGATTCGCTTAGTTGCTGTCTGGCTTTAACGCGGTCTTCGTTCATTGCTTGTCTTTCTTGATAGAATTCTTTAATTTCTTCAGAAAGACTTTCAGTTACCATTTTATCAAGGGCTTCAACCATAACACTTCTATCGTGTTCATACTTGTTTGCAAACTCATCTCTAAGTTCTGCGCGTACTTGTTCTTTGGCTTCATGTAACTTAGCTTCCCAGGCTTCATTAATCTGCTGCCCAATATCTTCGTTAATTAATCCGCTTTCTAACAATGGTTTGATAGCGTCTAGCATATCTATTCCCCTTCTCTTATTGCCTGTTTATACTCTAGTGCTTGAGTTAACACAAAGTAGGAATTCCTACTTTGATAAATTCTTTATAATTTTAAGTTTTTAATAAACTTTGTAATATCTTTTTGCAAAGAAGCACGAAACTTCTTTACTTCTAACGACTCTTGTAAACCTTCTTTGATGTAACTACCGTTCTTATAATTCATTAATGATTCGTAAATAGCTTTTGGATAAGCATCAGGTGCTGAAGGTTGTGCTACGATATCTACAGTAATGATTTCAAAGTCACTAACATGACCATTCATATCGTTAACGTTGCCTGAACCTCTTGATGATACACCTAACTTTACTCCTGCTTCTAGCATAGTTTTAATAAGCTGACCCATTGGAGTAGGAAGAATCTTTAATTTACCAGTACCGTTAGAACCATCTACATTCATACTAGTAATACAATGACTAACACGATCTAAGTTGATTTTTAAATCATCTGGATGATCAACTTCTCCGCAAATAGAAATACCGCTTTTAAGTTGTTCTTGTATAGTTTGTACTGCTTTGTATATTTCATTCTTTGGATATACTCTTCCATTTGCGTTTCTTACATCGCCTTGGATGAATATACCTTCCATGTACATATTTTTAGCTTTGTTTCCAAATGCATCTGTACCTTCTTCTAGCATAACATTAGTTTTAGCTAGTGAAGGGTTTAAATATTCTTGTAGTACTGATTTATTATGCATATTATACTTCTCAGTTTAAGGGGACCTTACGATCCCCTTTTTTGCTGTTACTGAGTAACAAAGCCATTTGTCTCAGATTTTTTACTTAGCAACTGGACTACGGTCGTTTGATGAACCGTCTTTAGTTACTGGCTTAGGAGCAGCACTCAAATCTTGCTTTTTCTGTCCAGGAGCATTTTTAAAACTTCCTGCGCCTTTTAAATCTTTAGTAGTTGGTGCTGTACGACCTGTTTCAGTAGTAGTACTTGCTGCTACTGGCTTACTTGCCATTCCGCGCTGACCTGAGTTTGCAGCTACAGTTGACTTAGTTTGTACACCATTGTCACCGTGAGTTACAGATACTTTTTGAAGTTGTACTGCTTCCATAACTTCTTCAGAATCTTCTTCAGCATCTACTTCTACTTCTTCAGCATCATCCATGTCAGCGTCGCCGCCCATGATTGATTCAAATTCTGCCATTAGCTGGTCTAGTTTGTCTTCAATTCTGATTACAGCATCTTCTACTTCTTCACCTGATTCTTCGTCACCGAAATCCTCATCGTTTAAGTCAAAAGAGTCATCAGCGTCAGCCATGTCCATTTCATCGTCCATTGCTTCTACATCTTCTTCATCTTCCATCATACCATGTTCTTCAGATTGAATTTCGTCTAAAAGATCACCTACTTCACCGCCCATGCCTTCGTCATACATGTCGTCATCCATCATTTCTTCTTCCATGATAGATTCATAAATTTCGCGGGATTTTTCTACTACGATATCATGAAATAAATCACTAGCTTGTTCTGTATTTTCGTTGATGATAAGATCAATCAACTTTTCAAATTTTTTGTTATCCATTATTAGTCTCCTGAATAGAATGGCTTTGTCTTATAGTTATTTAGACTATAGTATAAAAAACTAGTCATTAAGTGTGTATTTTTTACATTTTTGACAAGATTTATGAAAAATTCACAATCTTATTAGATACTTGGAACACCATCTTCTGCTTTTGCTCCATACTGCTTTCTTACTTTTTTCAAATGTTGTTGGCGTTCATACTGTCTAACGTCAAGCATTTTACGTAATTTTCTGATTTGTTTAAGTGTTAATTTAGTTTTTCTAGAAGCTTTCCAGGTAGGTTTAGAGTTGTCTTGATCAACATCTTGCATTCCCGCAACGGGCGTATCAAACATTTCTAGTAACTTCATTAGAATTTCCTTTATATGCTATTTATCTTTTAGCCCGCCGGAGGAGTTGTTGGTAGTATTCCACCAGCTTCTCCTCCACCTACCGGACCAGCTACCTCAGGTCCCAATTCGGCGCCTGCTTCTTCACCTGCTTCTATTGAATCGGCAGTAGTTTGATCAGTTTGAAAGTCTCCGGTTGAAACACCCACGTTACGTAAGTCACTACCTGCAGGATCGCTATATACTTCTTCTTGATTTTCTTCTTCCCAAAGCTTTTCGTTTTTAGCAATTTCTTCTTCACTCAAGCCCAAGAATCTTTCTAATGCAAAACGCTTAGATATATAAGGCACTGCTTCCATTGTAGTAAATGTACTAACTCTAGCTGAGTCTAGTTCACTTTGACGATAAGCAGCAAAGTTCTGAGGTGGATTGAATCTTAACGTGAATAATCCTGAGTCAATGTTGAAACCTCTCCATCTCATGAACAGTTTAAATTCTTCATCAAGATTCATTGACATGTAATTTTGTAATCTTTCACAGTACTGATTGAATCTAAATTCTTGAATCATTGCAGTACCTACTCTACCATCACTTAATGGAGTAGTATTATCATCAGGACCAGTTGGTAGATATGAACTTGGTACTCTTAAACCACGAGCAAGTCTGTTATTAAAATAACGCAAGTCATCAATTTCACCTAAGTTTTGTCCACCAGGTAATACTTCAACTGAAGAACCTCTACCATCAGCAGTTACCGGAAAGAAGTAATCCTCGTTCATACTTAGTGGATTATATGTAGCATCTACTACTGATCCTCCACCGTGTGCTGAAGGGATTCTTCGTTGATGAATTTCATTTTTAATTCTTTCTACAAAAGCCATAGCCAAATGACTTGGCATATTACCAACGTCAATTTTGAACATTCTACGTTCAGGAGCGCGTTGAACACGATAGATAAGAACCGCATCTTCAAGCAATTCTTTTTGCTTGTAGACTTTAAAAATGTTTTCTAAAATTGATTGACCAAAAGGCCAAAATCTGTCTAATCCCTCAGTTAAGCTAAGATGTACAATATGTTTAGCATCAATAGCACTTTCACTTTGTCCTAAAGTAAATCTTGAACCAGTAGTATTGTAAGGCATTGCAGGAACCGTATATCCTCCTCCAGCACCACCGCCACCTGTTCCTCCCGATCCAGTAGCAGGATTAGCAGCAAAGTCTGTATTAGTCTTTTGGGCTACGGTTAAGTTTTGTAAATTGATATTAATATCTTTGATTACATATTGTTCTGGTTGTTTACCTTCACTTTCGTTTACAATAACTTTGACTACTTTAGTCATGTCTATCCAATAAAGCTTAAAGTTTTCTGGATCTCTTACAAATACTTGATCACCGTATTTTAGCGTGTTTCTAAAAATCTTAAATATTCTAGTATCAAATTGATTAAGTTTACACCATTGTTGTAACTGAGTTTTAATCATTTCTATTTCGTGCGGTGTGGGTTCTTCAGTAAATTCTACATCAAAAGGAGTTTTATTGTGTTCATTACGTTGAGTAGAAAACTCTGAAATGATATCTAAACATGCGTTAACTTCAGCATCAACATCCATCATTTCATATTGATTGTAACGTTCTATTCTATTTGGATGTCCAGTATATACTTCAGGTAATCTTGACATGTAGTTTTTATAGCCCATGTCATGATTATTCCACCCGCCGGTAGATGATCCGTTTTGTCCAGGTGAACCATTCCAGGCGCCTAGATTGCTATTCACACCAGAAATCGGACTAGATATACCGCTTTTGTTTAAAAATTTCTTTTTATATGACATAATTAATCTACTTAGTTAATAGTGTATTTAGTTTATTATACAGTATTACTTAATATTCTTTCTTGAATATAATTACTTTCACCCAATTTAGAAATCATGTTGTCTAATTTAGAATTTAATGTTTCTACTAATAACAT